TTCCGTTCATCGAGGCCGAGATCGGCGAGCGCATGGGTGCGGCCCTGGGCACCGCGGTTTACAGCGGCAGGGGCAAGCCCGCGTCCGGTCAGACCTTCAAGCCGGAGCCGCGCGGCATCAAGACCGCACTGCTGGCCCAGAGCAATACGCCCCAGGTGGTCACCTACACCGCGGCCAACGGCATCACCGACACGGTGCTGCGCACGGCCATGGCCAAGGTGCACTCCAGCCTGCAGGGCGGCGTCGTGATCTACTGCAACAACGCGACCGCCTGGACGATCCTGGCCGAGATCAAGGATACCAACAAGCGCCCGATCTTCCTGGACAACAACATCGACGAAGGCGCTGTGGCGCGCATGCTGGGCAAGGCCGTCCGCGTGGACGACGCCATGGAAGACGGCGAGGTGCTGTTCGCGAACGCGCCGGCGGGCTACTGGGCCAACGTCAACCAGGGCATGACCATGCACACCGAGGAGCACGTCAAGGCGCGCGAAACCGACTACATGGGCTACGCCATCGTGGACGGCGACGTGTACGACGAGCAGGCCTTCGCGCTCGTGATGCAGCAGAGCACCTAAGACGGGGAGGTCGCGGACATGCTGAGCCGAAAAGACGCGCGGCAGGCCGTCAGGCTGACGACGGAGCGCTTTGACTCTGAGCTGGACGCGCTGCAGGAGGCGGCGGTCGCCGATCTGATGACGGCGGGCGTCGCCGAGCAGGATGACGACGCGCTGTATGAGCAGGCGCTGCGGATGTACCTCAAAGGCAATTTTGAGCCCAACGCGCCGGAGGCGCAGGCATGCCGTAGCATCTATGAGGGCATCAAGATTCAAATGAAGCTGACCGACCGCTACAGGGAGGGCGAGGCGGATGCATGACGTGATCGAGCTGATCCCGGTCGATGAGTCGGTCGTGGGCGGCAACATCAAGCGCCGTCCGAGGTACGGCGACGCGCGCACCGTATTCGCCAGAGCCCTCTCCGCGGGCGAGCGTGAGTTTTACGACTCGGCGCAGGCGGGCTATCGGGTGGACGTCAAGTTCGAGCTCTGGCCGTGGGACTACGAGGATGAGCGCCGCGTGCGCTACGAGGGGAAAGAGTACGACGTCGTCCGCCAGTACAGCAACGACAAGCAGCGCATCGTGGAGCTGAGCTGCGAGCGCGTGGAGGGCCGCCAGGACGGGTAAAGGGCGGCAGGAATGGAGAGAAATATGAGCAACGAAGAACTTTTGCAGCAGGCCATCAGCCAGGTGATCCCGGCGGATCATCTGGCCATGAATGGCCAGAGAGAGGCCGGCGCTGTGTATCGCAGCGCCGGAGAGCGCCGGATCTATGAGAGCGATACGCTGCTGATGACGCAAGAAATTTTCCAGATCTACATCTACCAGATGGAGTATGATCCGGAGGTCGTCTCAGCGGTGCGCGCGGCGGGCATCGACGCCGGTTTTTCGGTGGTGATGGGCGGCCAGATCATGGAGGGCGAATACTACAGGGACGAGCTTCGATTTTCGAAGCGGAAGGAGGACTAAATGGCAAAGGCCAGCGCGATTAAAATCGGCGTATCCGATTTTTACGTGGCGACTGCGACGCTGGGCACGCAGAGCACGCAGGGCACGCAGGGCACGCAGGGCACGCAGGGCATCACGATCACCTATGGCACGCCCAAGGTCATCGGCGGCACGGCCCGCGTGGGCACGGCGATGAACCGGGGCGAGAATCGCGTGTACGAGAGCGACCAGCTGATCCGCAACAGCAACCGCATCAGCGGCGCGACGATCACCTATGAGAGCCGCACCGTGGACATGGCGAGCGAGATGGAGATTCTCCACGGCATCGCCAGCGCGACGAACGACGAATATGAGGACGGCCCCGACAACGCGCCGAAGAACGTGGCCATCGGCTGGGCGAAGCACATGTCCGACGGCTCCTATAAGTGCGTATGGTACTACTGGTGCACCGGCACCAAGGGCGACGAGAGCGATGAGACCGCGACCGACTCCGAGACCTCCAACACGGACTCCTACGAGTTCGCGGCCATGCCCGCGCCGGACAACGGCATGCTGCGCCGGCGCGCGATCTGCGCGGACAAGGCGGCCATGGAGGCGTTTTTCTCCAGCGTTCGCAAGTCGAGCACCTAAGAAGCAACAAAAGGGGGCTGCCTTGCGGCAGTCCCCTGGAATCATCCGGAGGGGATTATGATCAAAGAGCTTGGGATGCAGGCGCGCAGCGCCGTGATCGAATTGCAGGACGGCACCAAATGCCGGATGGATTTTGACCTGGGCGCGCTGGCGCACGCCGAGGGCGTATACGAGGATCATTTCGGACGAATCGCCGGGATCCATGAGATCATCGGCGAACTGGTACAGGGCCGGGCCCGGGCGCTGATGGCCATCACCTACGGCGCGATGCTGTCGGCGGGTGAAAAAATCACCTGGGACGACTTCGGCAAAAAAATCTACACATTTGAAAATTACGATCGGCTGTCCGAGACCATCTCCACGGAAATCGCGGCGATGATGCGGGGCAGTGACGACGATGACGATGAGGCGGGCGACTCAAAAAACGCCCATTCCCGTGGCGGCAACTGATGCGGGTATACCGCGCCGTCGCGGGTGGCGGAAATCTCAGGGAATTCTGGAAAATGAGCCCGGCGGAGGTGTTCGCATGGAGCGCGGCGGTTGAAGAAGACCGCGACGACCCGTTCGGCGAACTGGAACCGGGAGAGGAAATTGAGGATTGACGGAGGCAGCCATGGCGGACAATCGGATCATCAAAACGACCATCGAGCTGTCCGGCGAGGGCAGCTACAAGCAAAAGCTCAAAGAGATCGATTCGGCGCTGAAAGGCGTGGCCAGTGAGCAGCGCGTGATCGACGCGCAGTACGACAAAAGCGACAAGAGCCTGGCCGCGCTCACGGCGCGCCAGGGCGTCTATCAGGACAGGCTCAACCTTCAGCGGCAGAGGCTGGAGGCGGTGCGGCAGGAATACGAGCGCACCGTGGCGGCCGAGGGCGAAAACAGCGAATCCGCGCAGCGCCTTGCGCGTGAGTACAACAATGTATCGGCACAGGTCGCGAAAACTGAGCGTCAGATGGCCGAGGTAAGCAAGGCGATGGACGCCTCGGCGGAGAGCATGAAAAAAGCCGCCGAAGCCGCGAAGGCCCACCAGGACGCGCTGAAAAAAGTGGCGCAGACGGCGGAGCAGACCGCGGCGAAGCTGTCCAAAGCCATGGGGGCGACGATCGCGGCGGTCTCCGCCACCAGCGTCAAGGCCTACATGGATTTCGAAGCGCAGATGTCCATGGTGGACACGCTGGCGGATCATTCCGCGCTGACGCTGGATCAGCTGTCCGACCAGGCGCTGGAAACTTCGCGCAAGACCGGCATCGCGGCGGCGGAGATCGCATCAAGCGCCTACGGCGCGCTGTCCGCGGGCGTGGATACCGGCAACGTGATGAGCTTCATGGAGGCGTCCGGCAAGGCGGCGCAGGCGGGCAAGGCCGGACTCGACGACGCCATCGACGGCGCGACCAGCGCCATGAACGCGTGGAAGATCTCCTACGACCAGGCGGCCAACGTATACAGCAAATTTCTAACGGCGCAGGACAAGGGCAAAACCACCTTCGGCGATATGGCCAAACAGATGGGCCAGGTCACCGGCCTTGCGCCGCAGCTGAATATCAGCCTCGACGAAGTGCTAGCCAGCGTGGCGGCGCTGACGAAGAACGGCGTTCAGACCAACAGCGCCTTCACAGGGTTGAAGGCCATCATGTCCAGCGTGCTCAAGCCCACGGCGGACGCGCAGAAGGAAGCCGAGCGGCTGGGCCTGCAATTCAACGCGGCGGCGCTGCAGGCGAAGGGCCTGACCGGCTTCCTGGCGGACATTCAGGAAAAGACCCAGGGCGACTCGGAGAGCCTGGCGAAGCTGTTCGGCAACGTCGAGGGCCTGTCCAAGGTGCTGCTTTTGGGCGGCGCGGCGGCGAACGACTACAGCGACGCGCTGGGCGCGATCTCCAACAGCGCCGGGCGGCTGGATGAGGCGTTTGCCACCGTCACCGACAACCGCGCGGCGCGGCTCAACATGGCGCTCAACAGCCTCAAGACCAACGCCATAGAGTTCGGACGCAGCCTCGCGCCCTACGTGGACATCGCCAGCGACGCGCTGGGAAAGCTGTCCGTGGCCATCGGCGAAATGAGCGAGCAGCAGATGCGCGGCGTGCTGCAGACCGGTTTGTGGATTACCGGCGCGCTGGGCATGGTGGGCGCGATCAGCAAGATCGCAGCGGTGTCAAAGACTGTGATCGCGCTGATGAGCGGTCCGGCGGGCTGGATCGCGCTTGGCGTGGCCGGCGTGGCAGCACTGGGGCTGGGGCTTTCCAAACTGGCGCAGCAGGCGGGGAGCGCAAGCGACGCCCTTAAGAATTCGCTGAAAAATATGGACCCGGATAAAGCTGCACGCTATGCTGAGGCTTTCGGTAAAATTAATTTCAGTCTTGACGTCGATACGTCGGGCGCAAAGAGCACCATTGCACAGGCATGGGACGACATCCACGCGGCTCTGAACGAAAGCGGCCTGACGGAGGATCAGATCAGCCAGATCGAGGGCATGATCGGCCAGGATTACCAGGCCATTTATGATAAGCTGATTTCGTTCGGCCTGTCGCCGGAGGAAGCGGCGAAGCTGGCAAAGCAGGTCGAGGCGTCCGGGCAGACGATACTGGACGGGATAAAAAAACTGAACCTGTCAGTGGACGACGAGACGGCCGCAAAATGGATAACAGATGCGAATGGCAGTAAACTGCGCTTGATTGATGCGGCCAAGAGCGCCGGATTGACGGACGAGGAAGTATCTCAGCTCACAGAGTTTTACGATGAAATGACAGGCCGTGTAACCAGAAATCTGCCTAACATCGTCGAAGAAATCTATAATGCGCTCACCGACGGCAAGGCCGATGATGAAATCGTAGTGAAGTCCCTTAAAGATAGAATTGAAGAGGGCACAACACAGCTGCTTGCAGATGTTGACACGTGGCTAAAGGCGGCGATAGAGGAACTTGACTCGGACAGTGACACTTACGCTAAGGATGTAGCGGCATTACAGGCCCAGGCGGAAGCATATAGGCGGGAAATTGCCGTGCTTGACACCGAAATGCGCGGTCTGGTTGATAATCTGGCTGGTCAGCCTACCGAGGTAGTAAAGGCGAGGCTGGCTGAATTCGCAGATATAGAAGAGAGAGCTGATGCATTGGCGCTAAAGCTGGAAAAGATCAATCAACAGGCTGCGGCGCAGCGCGACCAGAATGTTAAGCTGGTGCGCGCAGGGGCGGCTGATGATGAAGAAACTGTATCAGCAGCATTTGAAACAGTAGGACAGGGCTATCTGCTTGACAAGAAAAAAATAGAGGATGAAGCAAAGCAGGCTGTTCAGGAAGAACGCGACATTTGGGAAAAAGCCAGAGACGAAGCGAAACTGAACGGGGATGATGAAGCCGAGAGAGTAGCACAGCAGGCTCTCGACGAAGCGACAAAGACAATAGAGGCAGAACGGCAGGCAAAGCTGGAAGCTGCCCAAAATGCCTATGAGGCCGCGCTGCAGGAGCTGTTCGCCGGCCTGGCCAAACGCAACCCGGAGATCGCCGCGCGCCTGCAGGAAGAATTCGCCAAAAGCACAATCGTCGAAGACATCCAGAAGGCCCTTGACTACGCCATGCAGGGCGGGGAGCTGAAGGATTACAATTTTGCAGAGGAAACTCTCAAGGCGCTTTTCGACTACACCGACATGGACGCGTCACAGCTGGCGGATATGGGCGTGTTGGGCGTACGCGTCAAAGAGCTTGCGGAGCAGCTCGAAGGCGAGGCGGCCAAATCCATCGCGGAGATGGACCCCGGTATCATCGGCGCTGCTTTTGCCGGCATATTGGAAAAAGGCATGCTGGAAGATCTGGATATCTCCAGCCTTTCCGATCAGTATTCCCTCATCTTCGGCGGCATAGGCGATAACGTGACGGCAGGATTCACGGATTCAGTAGCCGAGGGCAAGGACGACGCGTATGACGCGGCCTCAGACATGGCGCAGGGCGCGGTTGACGGGTCAATGGATACACTGGCCGAGAGCTCGCCCTCTCGGGTATTCCGGACCATCGGCGAAAACGCCGCGGCCGGCCTCATCAACGGCCTGCTCAGTCAGCGCGGAGCGGTTTACGCGGCGGCGCGGCAGCTGGCCCAGGCGGCGGAATCCGGCGCGCGCGTGGCGCTGGAAGTGCACTCGCCCTCCCGCGTGTTCGAGCGCATCGGCGGTTACACGGCCGAGGGCCTCATTCGCGGCGTCAATAACAAGGTGGACGAAATCAGCGCCGCCATGCAGCGGATGATCGATCCTACCCGGCTGCGCGTCGCCTCCGGCGCGCAGGTCAGCGAAGGCCGGGGCGCGGTACAGCCGGTCATTCAGTACAACACCCAGGTGCGCTATTCCGGCGCGTTCACCCGCAACGAGGCGCGGCGCTTCGGGCGGGCCATGACCGATCAGATGACGGCGGACGCCGCGGCGAAAGGGGCCAGGTAATGCTTAAAAACGTCATGTATTTCGGCAGCGGCAACAGCCGCGCGCACGGCGCGGTCGTGACCACACTGCCGAGCATCCCCGCAGCCCAGGCGCGCGGCGAGTGGGAGGAAGCGCTGGGCGTCCACGGTTCGCGATTCCGCAGCGAAGACGCGCTGGAATCCATCGATCTGCCGGTGCAGCTGTACATCTACCCGGACGCCGACCTGGACAGCCTGATGTCGTGGCTCTCCGGCGACGGCGATCTGCGCTTCAACGACTGGCCGTGGACGTGGCGCGCGCGGCGCACGGCGGGCTTCAATCTCATCCCGTGCGCGTT